CATGATATATGCATCTGGTTTCGGTCAACTGATCGATGGCAATGAGGGATTAGACGTTGTAATTGCACACTCTCAAACAAGGTATCCTGAATGGCAAGAGAGAGGCGATAGTGCTTCTGCTCCAGTGGGGACTCACTTAGAGATTCCAGCTGATGCTGTTGAGGAGAGAAACGGTAGATACAGATTACCTAATGGTAATTATGTAGAGAAGACCGCATATTTTTATGCACTAGCGATGGTGGATAAAGAGCTTAAACCTGCGGTCATACCAATGAGATCTTCTAATCTTACACCAGCTAGAGAACTAAACAATCTGATTAAGAACCTAAGGTTCTCAGATGCGGATGGTTCTTTCAACCCTGCAGCTTATTCAGCGGTCTATAATTTAAAGACCTTTGGTAAGACAGCAGGTAGTAAAAGTTGGCATGTCTATAAGCCTTCAAGAGTTAGAAATCTTGATGTTGCAGATAAAAATGATGCTGAAATATATGAAATTGCACAGCAACTTCAAAAAACTGTATCGAAAGGAGCAGCTAAACCTCAGTACGATAAGGCGCAACCAAAGGCTGACATTGTATAACCGAGTACTTTGATGAGTACACTTGGCTAGTGAGAGGGCGGTGAGGCGAGAGTTTAGCCGCCCTTATTTTTATGCGAGAATTTGAAAAATTTTTTACTGGATTACAAAGAGATTACGGGTTCTGTAATGTAGACAAAGGCTATGTAGATCCAGACTCTGGTAAAATTAAATTTGACCCTGGTGATTACGGTTGGTCGAAAAGACATATAACTGCACAAGATTATCAAGATCACCTTGACGGCAGAAAAGCTATTGGTATTCAACCCTGTGATGATGATGCTAAAGCTAGCTTTGGTGCCATAGATGTAGATCCCAAGAATTATAAAAATTTTAAATTAGAAAAATATTTAAATATAATACAAGAAAAAAAATTACCTGTAATACCAATAGAGTCTAAAAGTGGTGGGCTGCACATATACGTTTTTACAAAAGAAAAAGTCCCTGCTACTTTAATTAGAGAATTTTTATCTAACTTACTATTTTTGTTTAAGCTTCCACATAATACAGAAATATTTCCTAAACAAACTAAACTAGGTGTAAATCAAAACAATGAAAAGACATCTGGTAGTTTTATTAACTTACCATATTATAAAGGCACCGAGCGTAGAGGTATCTTGCCTGATGGCACACGCATGGATCTAAAAAAATTTATGGAAGTTGTAGGTCTTAATTTACAAACAGAAGACTCTTTAAAAGAAATAGGTAACAAAAAAATTACAGAAGTAATAACTGGTGGACCTGAAGAGTTTCATGATGGCCCACCTTGTTTACAGATGATATGCAAAGAGATCCAGGCATCAGGGGCCAAATTAAAAGACGAAAGAGATAGGTTTTTATATAACTATATGGTATTTGCTAAGAAAAAATTTCCAGATGATTGGGATAAAAAAGTTTTAGAAGCTGCTAGAAATTATATTATTTATGATACAGTGTGGGGTGATGAGAAAGTAAAAGATAAAATTAAATATTGGAAGAATGAAACTAAAGGTTTTAAATGTAGTGATCTTCCTATCTCTTCTTATTGTGCAAAAGGAACTTGTTTGAAAAGAAAATTTGGTATTGGAAGTCATAGAAGTACAACATGGCCTCAAGTATCTGGATTAATTAAAATGGATTACAAACCAGATCCAGAGTTTTTTATAAATATAGATTTAGCCGACGGTAAAGTTGTGCAAATTCATGCAAAGCATATAAAAAAAATAGCAGAGATGAAAGAAATGCGTGCCTTGATAGCAGAGCAGACACCTATATTCCCACCAATATTAAAACAAAACGAATACCAAGTTATATTAGATACGTTATGGGCCAACATGGAAACCATTAAACCACCTGCAGGCACTAACCCACTAGATATGTTGAAAAAACAATTGATTGATTTTGTTAATGGACCACAAGCTAGTACGTTTGCAGCTTTTAAAACAGGGGCTGTTTTGGCTGAAGATAATTATTATTTTTTTATTTATGATTCTTTTTATGAAGAACTTAAACGTGGAGATTGGGTTAAAGAAAGATCAAGAACAGCCACAATGATAGGACAATATTTTGGTGGAGAGTTTAGTTGTCAAAAAAGATTTCCGCAAGGCAATAATGAAAAACCTTTTCCGCCCATAAGAGTTTTAAAACTTCCGAAAGAAGGTTTAGAAAAAGAAGAAATACAAGATGAGTTTATTAAACAAGAAAATAAGGAGACAATAGTATGAGTAAATCTAAACAACCACCTCAAGTTTGTGTATCAATGCCAACTTATGATTTAATGCAGGTGGCAACATGTTTATCATTAATAAAATTAATGGATAAATTTACATTAGCTAAAATAAAAGCAACAGTTCAAACATTTAAAAGTCCATATGTTGGATATGGAAGGAACGTATTGACTGCTATGTTTTTAGAAACAGGTATGGATTATCAATTATTTGTAGATTCAGATATGGAATTTGAACCAGATGTTATAGGTAGAATGATAATAGCGGATAAAGATGCTATATGTGTGCCCTATAGAAAAAAAACTCAAGACAACGCCGTTAGATTTTCTGTGGCTTTTGAAGATATTAATAGCATAGACATTGATGATAAAGGATTGGTTAAATTAAAAGTCGGACCTGCGGGGTTGACTTTAATACATAGAAGAGTGTATGAAAAACTAATGAAAGATTATCCAAACTTAAAGATAACGCAAAAAGAAATAATATCTGAGACAGCAAATAATTATTTTTATAATTTTTGGGACACCGCGTTTGACAAAAATGGAAAATGGTGGGGTGAAGACACCAACTTTTGTAACATGATTAGAAAATCGGGTTTTGATTTTTATGGCGTGGTTGATGGACAAACTACTCACCATGGCACCTATGGATGGAAAGGTAAATTAATTGATACATTTCAAAAAGCTGATGAAAAAAAGCATTAAAATATATGGACCGCCAGGTACAGGTAAAACCTTTAGATTAATTAGACGTGTAAATGCCTATAAAAGAACGGGGACACCTTTACATAAAATAGGATACTTTGCATTTACAAAGAAAGCAGCTGCGGAAGCAAGAAAAAGAATAGGTGCATCTGATAAAGAAGTGCCTTATTTTCAAACTCTTCATGCTTTTTGTTACCATCTTCTTGGACTCAAAGAAGAAAATATCATACAACCTTATCACTACGAAGACTTAGGTAAAAAATTAAATGTTCGAGTATCTTTTGTGGATAAATACAACGAAGAAGAAAGTCATTTTTTAACTTGTAACAATCCATACTTTCAGATGATTCAAAAAGCTATAAACAAAGACATATCAATCGAAGAAGAATTTAATTTAAACGAACACGATAGAAGAGAAGTAAAATGGGATACACTTAAACATATATCAATAAATTTAGAAACATATAAAAAAAATAATCAGATAATAGATTTTAATGACATGATTAAGAGAGTTGTTGAATCTGATAAAATACCTAATTTTAAAGCAGTTTTTATAGATGAAACGCAAGATCTTTCTCCTCTACAGTGGAAGCTGTATGATAAATTAAAAGAAAAAGCAGAACATATTTATTTAGCAGGGGATGATGATCAAGCAATTTTTGCATGGGCAGGGGCGGATGTTAAGAGATTTATAAATGAACCCGCACAAGAAAAAACTTTAAGATATTCTCGTAGAGTTTCACAAGCTGTTCAAATGCAATCTAATTTTCCTATATCTAAAATAATGGGTTTAAGAAAAACTAAAGAATATTTACCAAGAAAACATTTAGGACACTCTTATTACATATCAGATTTAAATCATGTAGATCTATCTAAAGGTAAATGGTTAGTTTTAACTAGAACCAAAAGTAATTTAATACAAATAATGAAAGATTTAAAAAAGAAAAATTTTTATTATCAAACTAACAAAGGTAAGAGTTATAAAGTGGGTTTATACAAAGCTGCTGAGGCCTATACCAAATGGTGTATGGAGGGAGCATTAGATGAAAAAGAAATAGCAGAAATAAAAGACTATATACCTAATGGTGATTGGGATGCGAAGGTGCCTTGGTATGATAAATTTTCTGAGGACCAAAAAGAAATATTATATTTAAGAAATTTAATCGCATCAGGTGAAAAGCTTAATGAACCTGCAAGAATATGGTTGTCAACTATTCATGCAGCAAAGGGAGGCGAAGAGGATAATGTAATATTATCCTTGCACCAAGGATCAAAGGTTCAGAGTGGAATTAGTTTAAGTGTTGACAAACAAGATGAAGAGCATAGAGTGTGGTATGTGGGCATTACACGAGCACGTAATAATCTATACAAATTAAAAGCAAAAAAGAAAATAAAGGAATATCAGTTATGACACACAAAGGTATATTTGATGATGCATTTCCTCAAGAAAAACAAATTGGAGGATCTCATTATAAAAATATGAAAATACAACCTTACGAATTTATTTCAAAAAATAATCTTTCATTCTTTCAGGGGTGTGTTGTAAAATACGTTTGTCGTTATTTAAATAAGTCAGGGATTGAAGACTTAGAAAAGATAATACATTACTGTCAACTAGAAATAAAAAAAATGAAAGATGGAACTAAGAAAAAATAAAATACTGGAACTACATGCACAATGGTTATGGACTAATGGATACATAAAACAATCAGTTGAATGTTTGGAACAGTCTAAATTTAATAATGCGAGACCAAAAATAGGAAGGTTTAAACAATATGTTACTACCACAAACGGAATGGGTGCAACCTACAGAATACCCAGATCTTAGATCATATGATGAGATAGCTGTTGACTTAGAAACCAAAGACCCTGGTTTAAAATCAAAAGGTTCTGGAGCTGTTACAGGTGAGGGAGAAGTTGTTGGTATAGCTGTGGCCACGTACAACAACAAATGGTATTTTCCAATTGCTCACAAAGAAGGACCCAACATGGATCGTAAAAAAACTTTGGAGTGGTTTAAAGATATTCTAGAGTGCCCAGCTACAAAAATATTTCATAACGCAATGTACGACGTTTGTTGGATACGTAATTTAGGCTTAAAAATCAATGGTTTAATAGTCGACACCATGATTGCATCTTCTTTGTTAGATGAAAATAGATTCTCTTATACTCTCAATACATTGTCATGGCATTTTTTAGGTGAAGGTAAGAATGAAAGAGCTTTGAACGAGGCTGCAAAACAAAGAGGTCTTGATGCAAAAGCAGATATGTGGCAACTGCCCGCTCAAGAGGTTGGCACCTATGCAGAAAAAGATGCAGAGCTTACTTTTAAATTATGGCAACATGTAAAAAAATTAATGATAGAACAAGATTTACAAGATGTTTTTAATCTCGAAACCGACCTCTTCCCTTGCTTAGTTGATATGCGTTTTCTAGGCGTAAGAGTAGATATGCCACAAGCGCATGACCTCCGTAAAAAATTAATTGCACAAGAACAAGTATTACTCCAAGAAGTACAAAAAGAAACAAACATAGATGTTCAAATATGGGCCGCACGTAGCATACAAAAAGTTTTTGACAAATTAAAATTATCTTATGAAC